TCGCTTTCTGTATCTCCGTCGGCGTCTGTGAGCCCGAGTGGTTCAGCATCAGCGTCAGTCAGTCCGTCCGCATCGGTAAGTCCGTCAAGTTCCGGCAGCCCATCAAGTTCGGTGTCTGCGTCAGTCAGTCCGTCGGCGTCAGTCAGTCCGTCAAGTTCGCAGAGTCCGAGTAGTTCCGCGTCGGCGTCCGTGAGCCCGTCAAGCTCCGCGTCGGCCTCCGTGAGCCCGTCAGGTTCCGTATCTCTATCCGTAAGCCCGTCAACCTCAGTCAGCCCATCGAGTTCGGTGAGCCCGTCGAGTTCGGCGTCTCGATCATATAGCCCGTCGAGTTCGTTTAGTCCGTCGGCGTCAGTCAGTCCGTCCACCTCGGTGAGCCCGTCGGCGTCGGTAAGCCCGTCCGCATCGGCAAGTCCATCAGCGTCGAAGAGCCCGTCAAGTTCACCGTCGCTGTCGGTATCGCCATCGGCGTCAGCATCCGCATCACAGAGTCCGTCAAGTTCGTTTAGCCCGTCGAGTTCTGTATCAGCGTCGGTGAGCCCGTCGAGTTCAAGTAGTCCGTCGAGTTCATTCAGCCCGTCGAGTTCGTTTAGCCCGTCGAGTTCCGTATCAGCGTCGGTCAGCCCATCAAGTTCAGGTAGTCCGTCGAGTTCAGTGAGCCCGTCAAGTTCAGGCAGTCCGTCAAGCTCAGTGAGCCCGTCGAGTTCTGCATCCGCGTCGGGCAGTCCGTCAAGCTCCACGTCGGCATCAGTCAGCCCGTCAAGTTCGTCATCGGCGTCCGTGAGTCCGTCAAGCTCAGGTAGCCCGTCGAGTTCGGTAAGCCCGTCAAGTTCATTCAGCCCGTCGAGTTCAGTGTCGGCCTCAGTCAGCCCGTCAAGTTCGGTGAGCCCGTCAAGTTCAGGCAGTCCGTCAAGCTCGGTGAGTCCGTCCGCGTCGAGGAGTCCGTCAAGCTCACCGTCACTGTCGGTATCACCATCAGCATCGGTATCTGCATCACTGAGTCCGTCCAGTTCTGTCAGCCCGTCAAGCTCCACGTCGGCCTCAGTCAGCCCGTCGAGTTCTGCCAGTCCGTCAAGCTCCGTGAGTTCGTCAAGCTCCGTGAGTCCGTCGAGTTCGGCGTCTCTCTCGTATAGCCCGTCAAGCTCCTTCAGCCCGTCGAGTTCGGAGAGCCCGTCGAGTTCTGTCAGTCCGTCAAGTTCTGTCAGTCCGTCCAGTTCGGAGAGCCCGTCAAGTTCCGCGTCGGCATCGGTGAGTCCGTCAAGTTCGGAGAGCCCGTCGAGTTCCGCATCCGCGTCGGTGAGCCCGTCAAGCTCCGTGTCGGCATCAGTGAGCCCGTCAAGTTCTGGCAGTCCATCAAGTTCGGCATCGGCATCGTTCAGTCCATCGAGTTCTGTCAGTCCATCGAGTTCTGTCAGTCCGTCAGGCTCCGTTAGCCCGTCCGCGTCGAGGAGTCCGTCCAGTTCCCCCTCACCGTCGCTATCGCCGTCCCTGAGTCCGTCAGGCTCGTTCAGCCCGTCAAGCTCGTTCAGCCCGTCAAGCTCCGTGTCGGCATCAGTGAGCCCGTCGAGTTCGTTCAGTCCGTCAAGCTCGTTCAGTCCGTCAAGCTCGTTCAGTCCGTCGAGTTCTGCCAGTCCGTCAAGCTCATTCAGCCCGTCGAGTTCTGCCAGCTTATCCGTCTCACCCTCGGCATCGGTGAGTCCGTCAAGTTCAGCAAGCGCGTCTGCATCGCCATCATATGTCTATCGCTCGTCGCTGATTCGCATTCGCGCCCGCAGCAACATGGTGACTCTCAATGACATTCAATACACCTTGGTCACAGCGATTCGGGCGAGACAAAACCAGTTGGTGCATCTAGATGCTTGGACCAAGGAAAGCTAAATAACAACATGACCGAAACACAAGATTTCTCGATCAATAGAGGGTGCGACTATCGGCTTCGGTTTCGTTTGGTACAAGCGCCAACGACAGAACTAGGTTCGTTGTCTGATTGGAATGTTCGATTTGAACTTCGCACGACGCGTGGTGGGTCGGTCATTGCGACCATCAATGGTGGGATATCAGCGAACGTATCTAGTGCGAGTGATTTTGGCGTGTGGGATGTAGATCTAACCGCCGCACAGACCACGGCCCTAACGGAACGCACATACTTCTATGCGTTCCGTCGTATCGATACGGGGTTTGTAGATGTGTTAGCGAAGGGGAAGTTGTTCGTCGAGACGTATTAAGCTACGCTGCGTTATGTGATCCTCGTTCCGATTTTCAATTCTCGAAGAAACGATTCAAACACTTTCGTAGTGAGCTTGCGACTGTCCGATCCGCTTTTGACAGGTGCCATAGAGATTTGTCTGTCGAGGGCGTACATTTGTTCGTGCGATAGCACACCGTTAGTCCAGATCCATTCCTTACTTTCACGCAACCCACTGACAAAGGCGTCTGGCGCGCTCGGATCTGCAACGATGTCTGCGGCCGTGGAGAGATAGAAGTCCTCACCGACAACTGACCCACTCTCGTCGTTATCATCCAGCAACGAACCGACGCCACGCGAAGACACACCAAACTTGACATCCTCATCAATAAAAGACTTCACAATCTTGCCATATGGCGTGTCCATGATCTTGGCACGACCTATGAAGTTCGTGCCGTCCATCGTAAGATTGGTGATCATGTGAGAGACGCGATCAAGATTGATATGAGGAGAGTCGGGGTGCCCAAGCTCGCCCAGCGCACGGTTCTGCGAGACGTATTCCTCGTTGTATCGAGCGACCTCCCGCTCTAACACAGCTTGTGGATAGATGCGCCCATTACGGTTCTTTATCTCGGACTGAAGGAAGACACCTTCAATATGGTAAGTCTTGCCGTGGTCCGTTGATTCAACGATGGGCTTAACGTCGCGGGGAGAAACAAACTCTGCTATTAGTTTCATGGATTACCTACCTGAGTTTCAGTTCCAATTGGCGCCGGTCTGCCGGTTTAAGTAACCTCTGATTCCATTTGATGCCTGCCTTGGTGGCCTTGTCCAGCACCTGGCCAGCACGACGCCATGCTGATCTACCGTGAGCCGCCGGCCGCTCACCGCTCTTTAAGAAATCTTTTATCGCACTATTAACGACGGCTGCGGGCGGCAGTCTTCTTTGGCGGTTCTTATTGCGGTTACCAGTTAGCTCTTTATAAACCTCATCCGCGACGCGGTCGGGAGACCATCCGCTGTGTGCAGCGTCATGGCTGCCTATATCCCGCATGATCCGCTCAACGCTTTTACCTTCCTTGAACACCGTCTGCTTCTCAACTTCGATTCTATCCGCAGTCTTCTGCTGCATGATCTCCGAGAAGATCTGATTCGCACCAGACCAATCGGCGTTCTTTACGTGCTGGACAAGTTGTGTAAATGAATTCATGACGTGCGGCTGCTGGTTACCGTCCCTCCGCAGAGCGACGTATTGCTGCTCCGTCATCGTCATCATCGACAGCTTCGTTCTTAGCTTTGTAGCCCTTATCGACTGCGTTAAAGAAGTCGTCTTTCTTGTCGGCTGGAATATCGGCGGGAGAGTCATACCCGTGCTTCTTCATCATAGACTTGAAGTAGGCTTTGTAACCGTCCGAGCCACTTTCCGCATCTTCCCTGACACCACCATCGTCCTCACCTGGCGCGCCGTATCCACCGGGCCCTAGCTTGCCTTTACCTTCCTTGAATATCGTCTTCTTCTCAACTTCGATTCTGTCTGCGGTCTTCTGCTGCATGATTTCTGAGAAGACCTGATTCGCACCAGACCAATCGGCGTTCTTTACGTGCTGGACAAGTTGTGTAAATGAATTCATGGGTGACCTCTAGTAACTGGAATTATTGGACATCAGCAAAACCTTCGGTCTTGCGGAACTCAACGATGATGCTGTACGCCGTCTTGGCTGGCACGACTGGCGCGCCAATAAAAAAGTTCCCAGTAGGAGCAGTGAGCGTCGGATTATCAAGCTGTAACGGCAGGGCGTTCTTACCGAAGTATCCAGATCCCGATAATATCAACGATGTCGTATTTGCGGCTCCAGTCGAGGAGGCAAATCCAAGCTCCACAACCATCGTGGGACTGACGGAGTACCACACACTAGTGATATCGAGGTTACGGTCGGGCGTAGTAAATGCAGTCGCCGCATTAGCAGTCGCCGTCACAGCAGTATCCGCGCCTCCACCCGTAAAGGTCAATGTCTCACCATTGGTATATGACGTAGCACCAGTCAACTCACCCACCACTACAGTGTTAGACGAAGCTAACCAGTCAACGACAATGGAACTGGCGCTGCTGGATGTACCCACCATTACTGCACCGCGTAAAACCTCGACGTTTCGACTAGTAAGCACAACTTTGTGAACACCATAGGACAGTGCGGCGACATTCACTTTCATAACGTCAGCGTGTGGTGTACCACTAAGGGAGTAATATAAAAATTTCCCGACAACTCGCGTTGGATTGTCAATAAGAATCTGAGTAACTGCGGTGTCGGCTGTAATCGGCATATCTTTACACTATTTAGTCTATTGTGGATTTCTTCCGTGACGAAGCCACGTCACCAGAAGGTTCCACTGAAGGGTTAGTGTTAGTCTCGCGATTATCGGTGTCGCGCAACGTGGCATCTGCTTCAATGTCAAATGTTGAGGCTTCCGACGATTCGTCAGCCATGTCGGCTTGCATATTCGATAAATCCATATCAGAGAGCTTCAAAACTTCACGTTGGATATACTGATTCGAGAAATACTTCCCGATAAATGGTTCCATCTGCGTAGCAAGATTCATACGAGCCGTGAGAATTTCGTTCATCTTCAGTTCTTCGAAGTAGGAGTCTTGCTGCCAGTTATAGCGAATTCTGTCCTTGATTTTATACCACTCCGCCTCCGTCATCACATTCTTCATTCGCAATTGCTTTTCAAGCAACTGATCGAACAGATGACTTAACTGGACTTGCAGCCGGTGAATAAATTTGGTGAATCGCAGTTCGTCACGGGTAATTTCCGTGGCGCGACCAATCTGGAAACCCTGCCCTGCTTCTGTTCGTGTGGGAGGCAACCCAAGCGCACGATAAAGCTTCTTGCGGAAGTAATCCACGTCTTCCATCTGCCCGAGGTTCTGACCACCGGGCAATGTCTCAATCTGGGTTGACTTACCCCCTTCACGTCGAGGCAGCCAGAAGTCTTCAAGCACTGACATGAACTTGCGGTCGTCGCGAATCTCACCGGTACCAACATCATAGACGAGCTTATTCCGATACCGCTGCATGATGTCGTAGAGATACTGTTCTGCCTTTTGCTTGGGAAGGTTACCCACATCAATGTAGAACACACGGCGCTCGGGCGCCCGCGCAACACGATAGATGACGACGGAATCTTCGATCATGCGAAGCAGGTTCAGTGGCTTGATGGCTTTATGGAGCCATGAAAGCACTGTCCGCTTGTTTACGTCGTAGAGTCCTGACGGGCAGAACGCAACAGCATCCGTGGTGATACGAATACCGTTATAGTTTAGCATGGCCGCTGTAGGGGTGTTCGCTGACCCTGAGAGGTTGGTTGGAGCAACAAAGCCCATCGGGTTGTACACATAGTACTCCCGAACAACTTCAACAATGTCAAACTGCCCTTCCTGATGGCGTTTACGGGCGACCTCACGTACCTTGCGAATGGTGCGCGGATCAACGAGTCGCAATTCCTGAATACCCGCCTTCGGATCCGATTCATCCGCCACACAATGAAAATAAATACGACCGTCTACATACCATTGCCGCACAAGGCTATATGCATCGCGATGGAAGTTGAGCATTTTGAGAAGGTTCGCGAATTCGGACTGAATGCGGGTTTCGAGTTCTTCCCCGAGATCCACATAGTCCAGATTCAATGCGACAGGCATCCGTTCAGCATCCTGCACCACAATTTCGTTGATGATCTGGTCTATGGCTTCATCGACCTCCGCCACAATCTGCATTTCTCGATAGCGATTGATGAGTTGGGGATCATCAATAACCGCACCATCGAGGTCCAGATAATAGCCGAAGTAACCACCGGCGGAACCATATTGAATATTTAAGGCGCCGTCTTGATTATCGGGAGGAACGAAACTGATTGCGTTCGAGGTCGGTTTCAGTAACGACGCAGTAGGCGCCGATGACTTTTGATTAAAGTTGAACTCGAAGCCGAAAAGACGAGGCATGATTTCACTTTCTGAGGGGCACCATTATAGGCGCCCCTCTGAAAACATATACAGATTAGATGTTAACGGCGCCAGCGACATCAATGCTGACTGTCGGGTTATCGCGAGTCGGAATTTGTCCTTCAACTTCCCACCACTGATAGGCAAACTGACAGGTATAGGTTTCAACTTCAGACGTGGTATTCCAGTCCAATGCAATCGTTCCAAGGTCGGTTGGGAACGCGCCGATGAATTTATACGCACGCAACCGATTGCCTTCGCGGCCGAACTGCGTTACCGTCGCGTCTGTGGTGAATCCACCATCCCCCTGAATCCCCTGCGTGAACTGTGAAGTCGCGGACGTATGACCGGACATCCGGTCCATCCACTCTTCAAGTGCGCGGCGAATGGCAAAGTTTTCGTCGTTGATGATAGTGACAGTAAATGGAGCGAACGTTCGGTCGCCCATGTAATTCAACTTGCGTCCAAAGTATGGGACCTCAAAAGTGGCAATGACAGATCCCGGAATTTCGGATACCTGCACCATGAAGCGGGACAACGTTGCAGCCAACGGTCCGCCTGTCACGGATGCCGGCCACCGAAGTTCCATTTCAAAGAGCGCCGCGCGGGCTCCACCACCCTTGAGATTATTGCGGAACTGATCGAGATTAAATGCCATGTTAGTTTATACTCCTATAGGGCGGCATTAAACCGCGCCCACAACCTCTTGAAATGAGACGCCTGAACGCACCGCAACGAAGTTCAACTGAATGAAGTTAATTGACCGCGCCGGTTTCACATAGATGTCACCAACGAACTGATTCTGGTCAACGATGGATGCTGGATTGTTCGATGAGTCACAAACTACCAGATAATCCGTAAGACCACGGCGTCCCTTCACATCGCGAAGGAATGGTTCGACCACATTGCGGAATGCGGAACGAGTGTACTCATCGTTGTATTCGAACAGTTGCGACTTGGCATACCGCTCAATCGTCTTCTCCAAGACAATGAACAACCGACGCACGTTGATACGGTCAAACGCACTCGGACGGCTCAACAGCGTCTTATCACCGAAGAGCAACACACCCTGACCCGGGAAGCTCACAACGGGATTAACACCCTTGCTATACAGGTCGTCGCGCTCCACCTGCTTCGGGTTCCACCCCAGCTTGACAACATTCTTGATGTTACCACGGCTGTAGCCCGCTGGCGAGTACCACGGATCGTTTGTCGTATCCGAGCGAGCAGCCAACCCAGCGATATCACCGTTCAGCGGCACCCATCGATAGACATCGTTATACCTATCGTAAGTATACTTCCACCCCGAGTCCATGAACGCATAACTCGTAGAGGATACCGCAGCACGGTCGAGCAGAACATCGGCCGCTTGGGCCGTACCATTGCTGACTACGCTATTCTTCGCGGGTGAGATAAACGCAACACAGTCTTTTCGAACTTCGGCGATATTGGCAATGACGTAGCTTGCCAACGTGGCAACCTGATTATCAGCAATAGACGGTCCGGTAATCAACAGCGAAACATCAATACCATCTTTGTCCGCGAACTCATCCCAACCGGTTTGAATATTACCAGTGGTGATGTCGTCGTTGTTTGAATTCCCGCCTACGAAAGACGTGGAGTAGGGAAGCACCTTCGACCCGAACGTTGTCGATGTCGCGCCAGTGCCCCAATTCGTTGTCGTGCCGACGTGGTTCAACCACCAGACATACGCTGAGTTCCGGTTAAGCACTGTCTTGTAGTAGTTGGTCTCGCCATTCAAAGTCTTCGCGTCGGAAGCCTTGGAAAGGTACGCGTACTTCTCTACCACTTGTCCTTTGACACCAGTGAATAAACCGTCTTCATCGACGACGACAAGATGTAGTTCGTCAGTTACACCGGAACGATCCGTTGCCCATCCAGAGGTGCCCGGCGCGTCCTCACCAAATGTATCATGGTACTCCCACTTCCGTGACCAAGTACCACTCGCAACCGTGCTAATGGTATCTTTCGATGCCGTTGAAAGTGTAAGTGCCGTAGCTGTCCCGACGGCGGATACCTGATACCAGTTACTATTGGCGCTGATATAGTCACCAACCACAAGGTCGGCAGTGAAGTCGGTACCTGATCCCGTCACGGCTGTACTATCCGCTGTGAGTGCGAGTGTGCCCGTAATGGTATCGTCCTGAAACGCTAACGCGCTTGGGCACAGTGAAATCTTAAGTGAGTTTCCGAGTTCGCCCGGATACTTTGCGGCCGCCAACTCGAATGTGGCGTTCGCAACCACGGACGTGCCCTCGGCGAGGACATCGTAATGGTCACTGTTCTTGATGAGCGCACCCGCGACGTTATTGGCGGTGGCGTTTACTGCGGTGGCCGCGATAGCACGTACCACACGCAACTGATTAGAATACGCTAAGAACGAAGCCGCGGAGAACCAATATTCGAACTGTTCACTATCTGGTTTTCCAAAAATTTGCACCAGACTTGACTCTGACCCAATAGAGGTTGACTCAAGTGCGGGACCCCATGCGAACGGGCCAGCAAAAGCGGCGGCGGATGTCGAAATTGTTTGAACGCCAGCAGTCAGATCTACTTCAGATGTGTTGACCCCAGGCGATACTTGAAATGCCATAGCTTAAACCCTCTCCCCGTAATGGAGTGCTAAAATTGAGTGTGCTGGTTACGCAGCAACACATCTATTTAGGACTTCCAAACTTTCACCTATTCGCGCCAGAAGTCGGGATCGTCCACCACATTCGGTGAACTTGGGTCCCAATCCCAATCGAGCGAGTGGTCGGTTGTGTCAAAGAATCCGACAAAAGGCTCGTCTAACGAAACGGGTTCCGATTCGTTCATCAGCAATTTTCGCATCGACAATCCGACATAGTTTTCAAATCCATGTTGTGCAGTGAGCCACCCCAAGAGGACAAGCGTCATCACACAGTCATCGTGTGCGCCTTCTTCTGCTTGGTATTTAGCACCCTTGGCGACAAAGGTTGTCAGTTCCCGAATCGTCTGATAATCAAAGATGAGCAACTGGTCTTTCTCGACCATCGTTCGCACCTGAGCGCAACCAATCCGTTTCGTTGCTTGTGTCATTCGCAATCCCAGACGCGCCTTGGGGTGGAACCCACCACCAAGCATCTGCCCACGTTTGGGATCCGACTTGATAAAGATTAGATTATCATACTCCAGTTCCATACGCAACGAATCCGCGACAATCAATCCGACATCGTTAATCTCCACAAGGATGAATGCATCGCAATAATGCTGGCCGATCTGTTTCAGGACCGGTGCAAGCAACTGTGGAGTGATATCGTTCCGACGAAAGACCGCAACTTGACGAAATGGCGTAATCGAAATATCAAAGATGCTCGCGACTGCAAAATCTTGATCCTGCCCTTGCGAGGTATCCACTGTCATCACATAGACATGCGACGGGTCAGTCTCGTTGGCACGCACAGGAGGCACATAGATCTTGAGTGATCCACGATCCTCCATCGGCGACTTGAAGGACATCTGTGCCAGCTTGTAGGCGGGGATGAGAGTATTAGCAGAACCTTGAAACGAGCAGTTAAATTCTTGTTCGAACTGCTGCTCACCGATGTTCTTGCGAGTTTCATCTGCCCACGCATCATCACGCCCAGGCACGTCGCGCCAGGTGAACCCAACCGTCTTATAGGTATTCCGTCCCTCTACCGCATCATTCCAAATTTTGTAGAAGAGGTTATAGCCTTTCGGCGTGCTGATAATAAATAGCTTGGTGGTCTTACCAGATGAGATTGCCGGAAACACCGAGGTCATAAACTCGCCAGCAATGTTATCGGGAACGTGAGCAAACTCATCAAGGAATAGAATATTAAACGTGTCTCCACGAATAGCACTCGCAGACGTGGACTCGGCCCGTACACGCGAGTTGTTGGCAAACATAATGAGCTTCTGATCCCACTTGACGATTCCTTGTTTCAGAAACCCGGGCAGAAACTCAAATGATTGCTTGAGACGCCGTAGGAGTTCAATGGCGGTGCTTTCTTTATTCGCCAGAATACCAACACTGACATCGGTATGAAACAGAATATACCAGAGGAAGTAGCCGCAGACAACAACCGTAGACTTGCCTGACTGTCTCGCCATTTTACAAATGGTGAAACGGTTGTTATTAAAGACATCAATGATCGTTTCTTGAAACGGCCACATCTTGAAAGGTACGATACCGTGGTCCACATGAACGATCTTGACATAGTTGTTGATAAAATAATTGACATCATCCGCACATTTCACATACTCTGTTAACTCGGCTTTGGTGAGTTGGACAATCTCATCGGGCAATGGGAGATTAGAGTTCCCATTGTACCCTTTATTACTACGCGTACTCTTCGGCATATAAACTACTTATCTCTGCGCGCCATGGAATAGCTCCGCGTGACGCTTCCGTACATTTGTGCTTATAAAGTTTCCGCATCGCCTTCGTGCCACGCTGTGTACCGTAATCTTTCGAGGGGCGCGTATGATCTTGGTGGTGCGCGACGGGCCCGCTCAAGAACACGAACGGGCACTGCGCGCCGTGCTGTAGACAGTCTCGCAACCACGCATCTTCATATCCTGCTTCCGTGAAGGCTTCATCATTTCCACCAATCGCACACAGACGCGACTTGTGAATGGCACCAAGAAAGAATAATGCGCGCCGTCGTGTGCGCGGATGGACAAACGTATCAATCACCACACCGTCGGCGTTGACATTATAGACGGTGGCGAAGAACGCGGCGTTCGGCTGTGCGGTCGCCGCATTGGTGAGTTCTTCAATCGTCTGTGCTGTTTCGTGCCATACATCATCCGACTGCATGATCAGAATATCACTCGACGCTAATGCGATAGCTCGATTGCGTGGATATGCTGGATTGCGATGTCCCTCTGGGCGCTCGATACGTTCCGTGACCACGGGATAGCGTGACAGCACCTCCGTCGTGTGATCAGACGAACCGTCATCAACGACGATGACCTCATAGTCAAACGGTACCTGCTGACGAAAGATGGAAGCAAGTGTGCCGTTCAGAATGTCGGCACGGTTGTATGTAGACAACACGACCGACGCTCGCATCATACAAAATTCACATGTGGCGGCGTCACCAGAGCCCGAATGATTTCGCGGTTCTTATTATTGAACTGGCAGCGAGGACATCCACCCGCATCGAAGCCCTTAAATGCGCCGGGCGCGTCATTTGCCCACAAGTGTGCAAACGTCTGTTCCTTGAGTGAACCAACAACGCCGCGTGTGTTATACGCAAGCACACAACAACGATACACATTCAGGTCCGCACCGATATAGGTATTGAAGTGTTGATACCCGCAGAACTCATAATCGGGATACTTCAGCACCAAGTCACTCACGCGGTCACCAAACATATTCACGACTTGATATGTATCTGACCCTAATACTTCCGCATCACTACAGAGCTTGACGGCCTCTGCGTGAAATGTCTCAAAATACTTTTCGTCTTCTGGCTGAAATACGGCGCTAATACGAAAGTTGTCCACCCCGGCTGCCCGTGCTTGGGCGGTAGCATCAACGACTTCTTTATAATTTTCCTTGGTGACAACGAACCCGACACCAATCGTTACGTTGCTACCCGTGGCCTTCTTTCGTTCCGCTAACGCTTTGATGTTATTCCACACACGCGTGTAGTGCGCGATAGGCACATTACGAATGGAGACATACGAATCGACGGTTGATGCATCCACACTCACGCGCACCCACATCGCTTTCGTGAGTAGATCAATCAGCTTCGGTGTGAGCTTGACACCATTCGTCACGACGCCAACTTCCAATCCAAGCTCGTAACACTTTTCCACAACCTGTTCAAACTTGGGATGTACAGTGGGTTCGCCACCACCGGTCAACTGAATCGCCTTGACGCCCATCGCTGCGGAGTCTTCTAAAATCTCGATAATCTTCTCGTACGAAATCATACGATTCGGATTGTTATTGACACTGCCATCTTCACGCGCCTCACCAAACAATTCATTGCTGAGGTTGCCACTCATACGATACGCGCAAAAGCTACAATCCTGATTACAAAGATCGCTGATGATCAGTTGGACTTGTGTGGGTGAAGGGACTTCGCCGCGAGCGAGTGCATCGAGGCGGTCGCGATGCCAGTACACTTTCATCGGGCTATATGGCGATGGATTCATAATAAACCTCGCTGCTATTTAGTTTCTTTTTGGAGGGTGCGGAGTTCACGCAAGAGATCAGCGGCGCGTCCGACAAACACGGCCTTCTCTATGTTCACTCCGCCCCCATCCCCCGCGCCCGATCCTTGTGGCGCAGCATCTTGTTTGATTTTATGGAGATTGACAAGTTCTTTATTGGCATTCACAATCGCGGTGAGCATCGTCGCAACAACTTCATACGCTCTCGGGCTGTCCCCGCTCTGTGCAAGTAGAATAGCACTCTTGGCAGCTTCCGTCACGTCATTCGTCATCTGTGTGATGTTGCCGCGAGCGGCCTCAAAATCCCGATCTAGTTTTTCTTGCGCCGTCTTGTCATCTACGACTTCGGCAACTACAACCGGCGCCGCCTGTGTAGTGGTTAGTGCCGTATCCGCTACTAGCTCCGGCGCCACATCAAAGATTTCATTCAAATTATCAGACATATTATATTTTTGTTATCAAACCACCTATGATGGAGATACCGATGGCGACGGCGACACCGATGCTGATTGCGAGCTAGACGGGGATTGTGATAGCGACACAGAGGCCGATGGTGACTGTGAAGCAGACGGCGAGAATGACGGTGATGCGGACGAAGACGGTGACTCCGAGGAGCCGGCCGCAGTGAGGACTTCGGTGATCGTTGTATTCGACGTAATCGCCGTACCCGATGAAACGTTCTGTGTCGGCGGATCCGCGAGTACATTGATCGTCGCCTTCGGTAAGGCATCCGGTGTCGGCGCCGCAAGATCCGCATGTGGCGAATTGTAGAGGTTGACGATAACTTCTTCGATTCGTCTACTCTGTCTGATCGGACCATAGAAGAACACCTTCAGCGCAAAGTCTAACGTCCAGACAATGGCGCGCCGCTTGATGAAGTCTTCCTCGTAGTTATCCGAGTGTGATACGCTCTGTAAAACAACGGGCACCTGATCCAAAAGATCGGGATAGTTCTCTAACGGGCGCGCAGCAATCGTGTAATCCGGCGTGAAGAACGGAAGAATCTGTTCAACGATCTGCATTCCATCCTGCTGAAGTTTCACCAACACCGACAACTGAACGTTCATCACATACGGCACACCAACGTAGAGCTTGGCGAGCTTGTGTGCTTCGTTGCTATTGAACTTGAGCTTATCGAGTGTATTCAGCTTGCGCGTCGTATCATAGACGAGACTCGTCATCTCATACGACATACGGGGAACTACTTGACCCACACCCTTCCCATAATCAGGATCTTGTGTCAGATGAACTAACCAACGTTCTTTCGGACCATACTGCAATGGCACCTGTTGACGAAATGCTTCGTCACCATCTGAGTTTTCTCGCGTGATGGTGATATCGTCAAACAGGGAACCAAACGCCAGTAGATATCGGCGCATGTGCAGATGTTTGAAGTGTGTGTTCATTAGCCTGAATTCGGTCGCGTGCCGCGAGACACAACGACACTCAACGGATTACCCTGCAAGAATTCATTATCAGTAATTGGATCATTGGTACTCGGTGTGATGCCCGGTGTCGTATCAACCACTGTCCACGTAGCGGCAGAGGTGCCACCAACCACGGCCGTATTCGCAACAAACGTGCCGGTGATGTCCTGCACGCGAAGCAGACGAGTTGTGGAATCCCAATCCCATACCACACCCGTCGCGGTAGCGGCCGCCAGACTTGCACCCTGATAAACCGTTTCGGTTTTGCTGTAGTCGCCCGAACCTCCCGCGGCTTTCATATCGAGGTTGATGGTATAAGCAAATTTGTTAGCGACCTCATTGATATCGTCCACGCCCGTTGTCACCCCTTCGTTGTTGAAGTTGAACATCTCACACTTCAATTCATAGGTGTAGAGTTTACCCAACGTAAATAGGGTTTCCTTGTTTTCCACAAATCGAATGTTGAACAGAAAGCGATTGTCTGCATCCATCTCGATGTAGATAAGATCGCCACCCCGCGGCCGCTTCATCGCCGTGATCGCCGTTTGACTCATGACCGAATTGCGGAACCGGCGTTGAGACACTGTGAGGTACATCTGGTCTTCAATGTGCAAACCAAACTTCCCCACAAATTCCGATTGTCCCTGAAACCCGTCAAATGACTTTACGTACATCTCAATCTCGAAGGCTTCTGTGAAATTGGACAGGGGATCTTCACCGAGGAACGCGTCGATGTTCGCGTCGTTCCGAGGAACGTAATGAACACTGTGCCCATAGATCGCAATCGATTCATCGATCAGATCTTGAACAACATCCTGTTCACTAACAACCTTAGTGTGGTTAAAATAGGAATTGACCGGCATGGTTTATCCCACGATGAACATTGGCGGTTCTTGGAACTCGCTTCGCACCTGTTCTTCAAGTGTCGTAATTTCTTGATTAGCTTCAGCTAACATACCCTTACCATCCAACTGTACGCCACCCGGCATCGCGATGCCGCTATACTTGGAAAGGTTTACTCCCCACTGACGTTTGATTAGTGATGTGGCATACCGCTGTAACCAACGGTCGGTCCACACTTTTGTATACCCTGCGGGATCGATGGTGCGATATCCTTCAAGAATGATATGCTGACCGGGTATAAATGTGACATACCAATTCACATCCATATAGAGCCGGTTCATGTGACGCGAGAATCGAATCGCCGGCCGGCCGCGGAACATATCATTCAACAACTGCTGATAGCTACGACCAACATAATATGGAATAATAGAGTTCGCGGTAAAGCTCGACATCAAGGAGATATTGAACTGTGCTTGCGGGTCAAATAGAATGTCCGCAGAAAGACGAGAGTCATAGGGCGCGAAGACTTTGGTGATGCCAATCACCGAATCAATAACGGTAAACCACTTATTGTCCATGTCCCCGAAGGTGATACCATCAGTCTTGACGGTGCCCTGCGCGCCGGACTCGTTTCCGAGAACCACTTCTCCGTCGTTGAACGTGTTGCGAGCGGTGTCGCTGTAGGCGTCGGCCGATGCAGTACCGGTGTTTGAAGTCGCGGAGACATAGAACGTGATCGCCGTAGTGTTCGCGGTGCTGACATACCGCCCCTCAACGTTGGATGTTTGTCCGACGAGTTTTTCGTCCGCCAGAAAGGTGCCACTGAACGCCGAGTCGAACACCATCGTGCTGGCAGTAATTTCATGCGCCATGTAGGTCTTGATAACCGCATCCATGTGGTACTGCTGATACACATATAGCGCCTCGTCGATACGATCTTCGACTTGATCGTCATCGACGTTAATCTGTAGCACCGGCTTACCGAGTGCGCGGTAGCAGTATTCTTTGAAGTCGTCGCGTGAAGATGGAACAGGCATATGAGTTTATGTCGCGTAGAGGTTGGTGCCGACTGGTATAACTAACCGTGCGGATGTACCAGTGAACTTTGTAGCACCATTCACCGTGGATGCCGCATTCATCGTCAGGGCACCGTTGAGAAGCGCCGTATTTGATAGGGTAGTGGCTCCCGTCACGCCCAACGTATTCGCGAGAGTGCTAGCGCCCGTCACACCCAACGTACTCAAGGCGTTAATAGCACCGGTCACGCCCAACGTACTCAAAGTGTTAGTAGCACCCGTCACACTCAACGTGTTACTCAAGGCGGTAACACCTGTGGCACTAAAGGTATTATTAAATACCGCTGCACCATTGACGTGAAGTGGAGATGTCGGAACAATGTTGACACCAACACGGTTGTTGGTGGTGTCGATATACAACACATTTGTATCCACGGCAACATTTGCGGCGACCGTCATGCTACCGGTGATAGCAACATTTCCCGCAACGGATAGCGATGATATAAGACCAGATGGCGGCGCACCAACCAATCGCCACTTGGTTGTCGCAAACGAATAGACTAGCGAGATGGAAGCCTTCGGACCAATCTCCACGTCCCCAACACCAGTCTCAAACCGATTGTTCACCGTCGATGACGTGTTCGCATCTCGCAACGTGATTTTATAGGTCGCATTGGTATTCTGAAGATACAACACTCGAACACCCGTCGTCATATTTGACGGTTGGTCGAGACCCGTAATCGAAATGTCCGACGTATCGGGATTGATATTCAGTGCGATAGCATCAATCAGGTCTGCTGGACTATAGTTGTTATATTCGGTGCTTGATAGTGTTGCGGAGATGAGCGACGATGCGTGGTTGTAAAGAAGCGACCGTGTATAAACGGTGTTTGATGAAATGATGTTGTTTGCGACAGTAACATTGCTGCTGAAGGTCGCGTTATTTCCAACCGTCAGAGGCGTTGTGGCCGTGAGCGTGACAGAACCATTAAAGGTGCTGACGCTGTTGGTGTACAAGTTGGCGCCACCGATATAGGTTTCAGTTGACGGGATAAGGTGGACGGCAGTACTAGAGATAGCAACATTCGCCGCAGAACTGTTCACGGTGACATTGGCCCCAAATACACTCGTCCCGGTCAGGGTTACCCCCGTCGCATTCGCGCCGAACTTTCCTCCCGCGATGATCAGACTACTCGTTGTCTCTGTCGTGTTTCCAATGGTGAATGCGCCAATACCCCCGACGCCGTTCGCAGTTCCTCCTGCGACGAGTACCGCATTGCTGTTGAGCAAGTCGATGACGTTATTGGTTCGCGTCAACCACGCACGGAAAGTGTTTGCGGTGTCGAGTGCTACAATTGGTAGAGTTGGTATTGGCATAAGATAACTATATTTAGGTGAACGGTGCGACTATCCCCATTTCGACAAGAGGAGTCTTAATGAGCGGTAGAGGGACCGGAAGTTGTTTATCTTCACATAATGCCGGCACATTGATTTTTCGTAGTATCATGTCATCATAGATATACGGAAACTGCCACGGAATATCACGAATCCATGTTGCTACACGAAGTGTGGCAGCCTCGGACATCCCCCCTGTATTGGTCTCCATCATACGGCCGGGTGTGTATAGCACGGCGGTCGGGTTCCAGTCCCGCCATATGCCATCCTCAATCTTGCCTGACCAAAATGTCGAGCGCAAATCAATCGTTTCTTGCGCTTCACGAATCGCATCGGCGTTACTATCAATCCCCGCAACACGAACGTCAGGTCTATGTATAGTTAGACGACGGAGCAACATCCCATTGCCACATCCAAGATCCAATACGCGAGCTTTTTGTGGTAATTGCGTTATTAACGCGTTAACCATGTCCCCGTGCGCTCGGCCCAGGTCCCGAGCATTATCGAATCCGTTGTTTATCCACCACGTTTTCTTCGGTTGTCGATACGGACCCGTCGTACTGAACTCATCTTTACGAGGTGTCCAGTCGGTGCGTGTGGAAATTTTGACCGCAGGAGTTACAATCTCCGCAATCCCGAACAGCCGAGACCATTTTACTGGCCACGCGAGGACTTCCTTAATCAATCGCATCTCTTCCAGATATCCATGCCGCGCGCCCACCTGAAACATTTGCTCCGCAATCTTTTGTGATGCTTCACACCTATAATGACATGGCATGTGAGAGACGAGGCGAAGACCCATCCACCGCAACAGTGTACTGGTCATGGGTAACATGGGCGAACAATGTTGCTCCCATGTACTATCGACTTGCCCGCGACCCCACGTTTCCAGAAACGCTTTTCGGCAACATTCGGGAAAGCCTAATAGTTTCCCGAATCGGTCGACATATGACGGCGCCGTCGCGGATCGACGGTCGGAACGCGAGGAGATATTTGATAAATCGACGGTATCTGCGTATTGTTCTGGACGAACAAACAACACCCGATACTTAAATCGTTCACCATTTTTTAGTTTCGTTTCTACCGATGAGTATGAATTGGAATAACTAATTCTATCTATTGGTATGCAAAGAATATTATGATTGCGCGCCCACTCTGTGAGCCCTACTAATTCTTCGGGTGCTATTATCTGCGATGCCGCCGAGCGAACGCCATCAACAACCGACAACCGTTCAACACTTTCATAGGCATTCGCCGCTGCTTTGAACAACGGATTCCACCACTCACGTTCAACTGGACTTCGCCACGACCATCGTGTCCAATCGGGAAGTGTGGGGGTGTCACTTGCTAGAACATTCTGTTTATCATTCATAATGTATTATCATTGTGATCCGTGTGATCGCCGTGAGATTGCCTACCGCCGTTGGGCTGCCCGGTTAATGTTGATAAGTGTGACGATGATTGATTCTGCCATTTCGAAAACGCTGCCTGCTCAAGTTCTTT